AAGCTAATACTTATGGCAAATTAACTTCGTTATATCAAGTCTTGAATGACGTGCAGAAAAGAATAAATGATATTGAAGCTAAGTTGCCAAAAGATTATTGGAAATCTGATGCCAAGCAAAAGTAAACGAAAGGGTAACTACCATGAAAACTGGTTTGTAAAGCTATTCAACTCATGGCAGTTACCTGCCAAAAAAGTGCCTCTATCAGGTAGTCTTGGTGGTGAGCATACTGGTGATATCAAACTAACTATCAAAGGCAAAGAGTATACAGTTGAAGTTAAGTATCGAGCAGTTGATAAATTTCCTAGTGTATTTAAAGTAATACAAAAAAGAGATATTGCTTTGTACAAAAGGAAAACTGGTGAGCCAAGATGGGTTATCATCATACCTGACACATTAGTAAAGGAGATATTAAAATGATATGTGTGATATGCAAAGGTGAGATAGAAAAACATTATACAGAAGAAGGTGTAATGTATTGGGATCAAGGACACAATGCAGAGCCAATAGCTGATGGAAGATGCTGTGACAAATGCAATCAAGATATTGTAGTACAGTATAGAATATCAGATATGCTAGTTAACAAAGGAGGTAGCAATGGCTAACTTACAAAACAATATATACCTTGAGTGGGAACAAAAGATAGCACAGATCAAAGGACTTGAAGATAAAATCAGCGAGTCTGAAGATGTGGCTGAAGTCAAAAGATTTGTAAACTATAATATAAAACCAAAGCTTCAGCATGAAAAAGAGTGGTGTGATTTTTTCGCAGAACAAATGTATCATAACTACTGGGAGAACTATCTGTGGCGAAACTAACATCAGAGTGGCAACCAAGCGAAGAAGTAATCAATCAATACAAGGAGGTAAACCATGATCGAGAAACTAAATACTTCAAACATTTCTATATTACAAACCAATACAGCAGAGGAGATTGGAATCAAGTCTATAGCGAATGGTGTCAAAAACAACTTGATCGCAAAAACTCTGGTCGAACAAGCAAGTACAGACCCAAACAAAGTAACCAAGTCGACAGTTTCTATCTTGGAGTCTATAATGAATTGCAAGATAACGGAACAGACTAACAATCAATATGTGTTTGCACGTTGGCAAATGCCTGCAATATCAGAGTGTGCTTATGAACTCAAAGCTAACAAGCCTGCAGTAATGAAAGCATTGCGTGAGTGTATGACTGTAGCTGATCCCAAAGACATACATCAATGGCTCATTGAAGTCATGGTATGCACAGCCAAGCAAAGCCACCTCACACAGAAAGACCTAGCCTTCAAAGCAAAAGTCTATGCCAAAAAGTTTGAACACGTACCTGCAGACATAATGAAGTACGCTTGTGAAAAAGTCATTATGAATTGTAAGTTTTTTCCAACTGTGGCAGAGTTCCATGAGTTCATTGAACCAATGCTGCACTATCGTAAGTCATTGGTAGAAGCAGTATCAAGCAAACTAATATCAGCAATAGGAGACTAATATGAAAGAATATATTGTAACTTCTTCTGCAATAGTTTTAAATGAATATACTATAAAAGCAGAGTCTGAGGAACAAGCTAGAGATAAATGGGAACAAGGTGAATACATTGGCTTTGAAAGAAAAGAAGAAGTCAGCGAACAATTTGAAGGAGTAAAAGAAAATGAGTATGAATGAAGAAAGATTTGAAGATGCACCTGAGGCATTGCAAGAAAAAAATTATGAACGGTACATACCAAAACCATATATGAATTATTTCATGTCTGTTAAATATTATTCAGATAGAGATGAAAAAATTCAACCCAAAGGTATGACTGCTAATTACAGAGGTTATGCGAAAGCATAATACACATCTGAGCAAGATTGGGAAAGTACTGGTGACGTGTCAGGGTCTTGCTCAGACAAAGATTCCTATTGATGTTTCAGTTAAACGCAACACCTCTCAATAGGAATTTACTTTACTAAGTGCTTGATTTATAACAATAAATGTAGTATGCTGATAGCAAGATTGGAGGTCTTATGACAACAGAACTACGTCATGCAGCTATGCGTGAAGACTTCATCAGAGGTAGCGATATGGTATCTCTGATGCAAGGCAAGTGGGAAGAACTATGGAAAATAAAAACTGGATTGCTAGGTCGTAAAGATTTGAGCAATGAGTTTAATGTTCAGTTAGGTTCTTTTACAGAAATTTTTAATTTAAATTGGTTACAAAAATATTATGAGTATGACTTTGTACCACAGTCTGAACATACAAAAATGTATGGCAATATCAAACTACAAGGTACACTTGATGGTGAAGATCGTGACAAATACATTGGTGTAGAATGTAAGCACACACATAGTCGTAATGATATGGACTATATGTTGGATTACTATATGCCACAAATGCAGTTCTATATGTACATATCAGGTCTGCCACAAATGGTATTCTCTGTTATCTTTGGCAACAAGCATGAGTGTGTAGTTGTCAGTGAGAACAAAGACTATCAAACTGATATGCTTGATAAGATCAAAACGTTTTGGGAATATGTTGTACACAATGAAAGACCTGAAGATGTATTGGTCAAAGTCAAACAAAGCATCAAAGACAATGTAGCTATCAATGGCAAAGTCAAACGTGATGTGTCAAGAAGTAATAGCTTTGCACTGGCAAGTACAGAATATCTATTGTACGAAGATAATGCAAAAGCATTTGAGAACGCAAAGAAAGAACTAAAGGCAGAGATGAAAGACAATGAGTCAGAAATATACAACGACAAACTCAGTGTCAAAAGAGATAAGCGTGGGTCTATACGCATAACAAAAAAGGGATAAGCGACCCACTTACCCCTTTATAACTATCTGTGATTGGAGGTACACATGACAGATACAAATACTAATACCAAAAAAGTTGTGCAAAGTAAAGCACACCCAAAACTCACAGCAACTTTGAAACAAGGATTGCTTGAGTTTCAGAAACTTGCTACATCTGCTAATAAAGGTGGTAAAGCAAATATACCTTCACAAGGAGGTAAAAGAACCTATGCAAGATTAGAAGATGTAATTGAAGCAGTAGGACAAGGTAATCAGTTTGGTTTATTTTTTACACAAGAAATTGATTATGTATACACAAGTCATATGGATACTAAATCAGAAGTAGTTGTTGTTACTACACTACGTCATGTTGTTGATGATGCTACTTATGTGTCAAAGTTACCAATTATAATGTCTCAACTAAATATGGAAAATCCTCAAAAACTTGGAGGTGCTATTACATATGCCAAGAGATATACATTACAAGCTGTATATGGTCTGCCATCAGAAGATGATGATGCTACATATGCAAGTAAACCTACAATTGAAATCAGCAAACCAAAGATGAAAGGAGAAGATGATGACGGATTATGATAATACAGACAGAGGTAGTTTTTTCAAACCACGAGCAGATGAAAGTCTGCTCGTACAAGGCAAACTCAATAGCGAGGGATCAGAGTATCGTATTGCTATAGTCAAAGCATCACTACCTGATGGTAATACAGCACGAGATGTCTATGTCAAAGTCGGTACTATGTACGAGAATGACAAGTCATTGAATCAGAAAGCACCTGACTTTAGTGGACCAGTGACTATGCCAAGCCAAGAAAAACGTAGGATTGCTTGTTGGAAGACAGTATCTAAAGATGGTGAAACTAAGTTTCTATCTGCACGGATAGGTGACAGTACACCAAGAGTAGAAGAACCTGCAAGAGATCAGACTATAATAGAAAATGAATCAGTATTAGGAGGTGAAGATGTCGACGATATCCCGTTCTAAAAAAGATCAAATGATTAGTGAAGCATTAGCAAGAACCCATGACCCTAAAACGTCATGGGAAGCTGCTGACCAAGTTAATACAAATAGATTAGAAAAAATTGTATTAGATTGTATTAAGTCATATGGCAATGATGGTGCAATACATGATGATGTTTGGAACTCGTTATCATTAGCAGGTGGTATTCGTGTCCGAGAAGGAAGTATTACACCACGATATGCACAATTAGAAAAGAAAGGACTAATATATCGTGATGGTACTACAAGAAAAGGTAGCATGGGTAGAAGTCAGCTTGTAATGTATTATAAGGAAAAATAGATGGATATTAATATTATTAAAAACGATATAATGAGAAATCGTAATCCTAAAGATACAAAACTTTCAGAAAAAAAATATAGAAGTCAAAAAGAAAGGAGAATACAAATTTATACTGGTACAAAACTATGGCATCAACTTAATGATTACGCAAAAAAAGAAGGTGTTACTAGAAGTAGGATAACTAGAAAATTACTTGAGCATTTTTTTGATGAAATGGAAAAAAAGTCTTGATTTAAGCGTCATACAGAGGGGGTAAACACCTCCTCTGGTATGATTACACCCAAGAATATCTACTAAGTCTGTATGTTTCTCATACGTTCAATAAGACGATTAGCTCTATTTGGCACTTGTTTTGCCCACTTAGAGTCTAGCATTTGGTTAGCAGCTTCTATCCAGTCACTAGAATCCACAGCTTTCTTCATCTTATGAAAACGAGATAGTCGAGGTCGACCAAGATTGAACATCATATTGGCAATAATCTTTTGCGCTTCATCAGGTAGATCATCAAAGTTAGGGTAAAGATGTCCACATTCAATCAATGTTGTTTGCATATCTTGATCGAATAACTCATTGACTCTTTCATCATCTATGTGTGTGCCAACTTCTAATCCATGTTCAGGATCTGACTCACGGATAAGATGCCCAACACCACAAGTAGGTAAGCCAAGATGATCAAGATAGATTTCATTCTTAACACCTTCATCAGCTTTAAGTTCATCTATTAGTTGTGTGTACACTGGTACTTTCATTTCAATCTCCTATTTTCTATTACACCACACATAGGACATTTCCATACATTCTTCAAG